AGTGCATGGCATTCGGTGACTTTAGCTATTACTGGGTAGCTGACAGACAGGGACGCTCCTTCAAGAGACTGAATGAACTCTTTGCTATGACAGGTCAGGTTGGTTTTCTTGCAAGTCAGCGACTTGATGGCAAGTTGATTCTTCCGGAAGCTATCAAGACACTCACCATTAAGAAAGCGTGATGCTATGATTACGCTGAAAGAGGCGAAAAATTATCTGCGAGTGGATTATGAAGAGGACGATAGTCTGATTCAAAATCTGCTTTCTACAGCAAAAAATCTGGTTATGGACATTGGCAGAATGGACGAATCCGCACTTGCTGAAAATGAAGATACCGTGCGGACTGCGATGCTTTTCGCACTTGGGTATCTTTATGAAAGTCGAAGTAATCCCGATTATCAAAAGCTAACGTTGAATCTCAGGTCGATTTTATTTGCACAGAGAGAGGGTGTGATTTGATGGAAATTGGAACACTCAATCAGAGAATCGCCTTTCTGGAAAATCGTGTTGTTACCGATGAAATCGGCAATCACACCGCCATGTGGGACGAAGCTTTTTCCTGCTGGGCAAAAGTGACTTTGAAAGCTTCTGTGGAGCATACGGACGCTGGTGTGACCAAAGAAACACAAACGCTGGAATTCCTCATTCGGCAAAGCCAGCACTGGATGCCGTCTGTAACAAGCAACCGAATCTTGTTTCGGGATGTCACATACAACATCACCAGTGTTACACCGGATTATCTGCACAAGGACTATCTGAAACTTACTGCAGAAGCCAGAAAGGCAGGACAAAATGACCAGTATTGACAATCTTGCAGAGGAAATCATGCAGGGCTTGCAGGAGT